AGATAGAGTTCCCTTCCGGATACCTCACCAACGACAAGATCGGCGTCACCAAGCGAGCGACCAACAGCAGCCTCGAAGCGACCATAACTGGCCGTAAGCGGGCCACCAGCTTGGCGCGGTTCGCATCGGGCAGCCCAGGCGGGCGCCAGAGCGGTGTGACAGTTCGCGTCCAGCGTGGCCGGTCGTCCTTCATGCGGGGCGCGTTCCTTGTCCGCCTGAACCAAGGCGCGTCCTTGAGCGAGGACAAGTACAACGTCGGGCTCGCTGTCCGGCTCCGCCCCGGCGAGAAGCTGAACAAGAAGACCCAGCACCAGTCATGGCTGGTCAAGGACAAGGTGGCCCTGCTATACGCGCCTTCGGTCGACCAAGTATTCGGGCAGGTAATCGACCAAGTGGAAGAACCGATCGGCGAGCTGGTGGCTCGGGAGTTCTACCGCCAATTTGCGAGACTATCCAATGGCTAAAAGCATTCGACTGGAAATACTCAAGGCGCTGACCAAGCATCTGGAAGGGATCACCCGTGTGAACGGCTATGACCACGACCTCGATGGTCAGGTGTATCGCGGGAAGTCCTTCCATAGCGAGAAGCTGGACGGGAAGCCGGTGCTGTCCCTGATAGAGCCAAAAGCCACCGATTTCGGTGTCTATGCGGATGAAGAGGGTACCTTCCGGCGGGATACATGGGTTATCCTGTTGCAGGGTTGGGCCCAGTCAGATGTGAAAAACCCGACTGACCCGGTATATGAGCTGCTGGCGGACGTAGAAATGCGGCTGTCGGATATTGTGGCGAAAGACCCGAACAACCCGAACAAACCCCTTTGGCCAGCCATCCACAATCTCGGTGGATTGGTGGCGGGGATGAAGCTGTCTCAGCCGATCGTCCGTCCGCCAGAGGAAGGGCTGTCAGACCGAGCGTTCTTCTACATGCCGATCCGGTTTACACTGGCTTCGGATATTACCCAACCTGGAAGGTGACAAGATGCAACAAAATGACACCAAATTTTATACCCTTGGCCGGGGTAAGCTGTTTCTGGACTTGTTCCTGCCTGGCAGTAACGTCGGCACCGGTGAGCGTTATCTCGGTAACACGCCGGAAGTGGGCCTGACCACCAGCTCCGAAAAGCTGGATCACTTCTACAGCGACGCGGGCATGCGTGAGAAGGACTTGATCGTATTGCTGGAAACCAGCAGCGGCGGCTCTTTCGTCACCGATGTGATCAGCCCCGAGAACATGGCGCTGTTCTTCATGGGTGGCGTTCACACTGCTACCCACTTGGAGCAGCAAGGCTTCCGCGAAGCATTCGTCAACTGGGCCCGTGGTCGCACCCTGCAGATCGGTACCACTGATGATGTGCCTACCGGCGCCCGCAACATCGACAGCGTGAAGATGTTCAAGGCTGCCAAGAATGCCACTGTCGACCTGACCAAAACTTTGGTGGGCCAAGCCGGTGTTACCGAAGTCCCGATGGACGGTAACTGGGATGTGGATCTGGCCTTGGGCCGCGTCTACATCGAAGGTGGCAGTGCCGAGTTCACCGGTGACATCAAGCTGCTGGTGGAATGCGACATCAAGGCGCAGACCCGTAAAACCATCATCTCCGGCAACGATATGCTGTACGGCGCCCTGCGCTATATCGCTGACAACCCGGTGGGTGAGAACCGCGACATGTACTGGCCGAAAGTGGCGCTGACCCCTGATGGCGATTACACCTTGAAAGGCGACGAGTGGCAGCAGATCGGCTTCTCGTTTGACGCGCTCAAACTGCTGGGCCGCAAGCTGGTTTATGCGGACATCCGCGAGTCTACCAACACCGACGGTCAGGGCTCCCTGGACATCCGCTCGGTCAACGTGGTCGCCGCGAAGACCGCAGAAGCACACGGTACTCCGGTAACTGTGACCGTCACCGTCCGCGATGGCGCGAACAACATTGTTCCGGGCGAAGCGGTTACCCTGACTGCCAGCAATGGCGGGATCTTGGTACCGGTTGGCGGCAACACCGGCGTGGATGGTCGTCTGACCTGCACCGTGGATCTGGCTGCGGCTGGTACCACCACTGTGACCGCGACCGTGACCACCTCCGCAGGGGCGGCAACCGGCCACTCCCAGGCGATCGTGTTCTCTTAATAGGTTCGCAGGGGGTGGGGGTGGGTGGTCTTCCATGGCTATCTCCGCCAACTGCCCCCATCACCTGCACCACCTCAAGCGCCTTCGGGCGCTTTTCTCGTTCTCTGGGGGTGGTCTCGTCTGCTACAGTAGGGGCGGATTAACAGGAGATAGACCCATGAACCTTTCAGAATTTCAACCGGACACCGAGCTGGTTACCGTCAAACGCCGCAAAGAAGAACCGTTCACCTTCCATGTGCGTGGCCTCAACATCCTTGACCTCACTGCGATCGTGAAGGCGCACTTCCCAGACCTCGGGGCGCTCGGGGAGCTCTACAACAAGGCTGGCGGTGCGACCATGACCGAGGCGTCGATGGTGCGGCTGTGCCACCAGCTGATCGGCAATGCGCCGGGCCTCGTTGCCCATATCATCGCTCGGGCCACGGACAACCCTGACGCGGTGAATGGTGCGGCCCGCCTACCCTTCATGGCGCAGGTTGACGCACTGCAGAAGATTGGCCGCCTAACCTTTGAAGAGGCTGGCAGCCTAAAAAAGATGATGGCCGACCTGCAAGACGCGCTAAACATGGACAGCAAGGACGACCAGAGCCCAAGCTGACCGGCGCAGATCAAGTCCTGAAACGATATGAGCAGGTGAGGGGGGAGGTCAGCCTCCTCCTTTCACAGGGTCACCGGTTCGCCCAGTCGTACCCTGTCGGTACCGTGTGGCGGGAGGCCCGGATTGCACGGGAGCGGATGAACCATCAGATCGTGAACGACGCGATCATGATGCAGAAAGTGATCTCCTCCATCATGTCCAAGCAGGGCGGCCAAGATTTTCAGGAAACCATAAAAGGGCTTCAAGACGATGTCTAATACTGCGAGCAAAGACGTAGAACTCAGGATCCGGGCGAGGGATTACAGCCAGAAGACCCTATCTCAGCTGACCAAGACCCTGTCGAACCTGATCAAGGTGCAAGAGGCGCAAGCCGATGCGGCAGAGCTGGGCGAAGGCAAGGCGCGGGATCTCGAAAAGACCTACGGCCGACTTGAGGACGCGATCAAGCAGCTATTAAAGATCGACTCGCTCACCAAACTGTTCGAGAAGCAGACGGCCGCGCTGTCCGAATCTACCAAGAAAGTAGAGGAGGCCCGGGCCCGTCAGGCCCAGCTGGCTGCCGAGATTGCCCAGACCGAGAAGGTCACCAAAAAGCAGGAGAAGACGCTCAAATCGGCGACCACGGCTGTCGCTGCAGCAGAGCGGCAAGAAGCGGCCCGTCAGGCGTCTCTCGCTCGCACCCGCCAAGAACTGGCCCGATATGGGGTGGACGCGGCGACTGCGGCCGGTAGCCAGAAGCACCTCGCCGAGCAGGTGAACCGTGCGAACGAGGCGCTGAAACGGCAGGACGCGGCCATCGAGAAACTGCCCATGGCGGCAGAGCAGAACCGCATCCGGCAACTGGCCGAGGCCCAGCGCGTCGGTGCGCAGAACCTTGCGGACAAGGAGATCGCAGCGGCACAGGCCCGAGCGGCAGCCGAGCGCAAGGCGGCCCAACAGATCATCGAGGCCCTGCAGCGACAGGCCGACCAAGCCGTGGCCACCAGCAAGGGGTACCAGACTCTTGGCCGTGTGACCCGCAATGCCGCCGCCGACCAGAACGTGCTGGGGCAGAACCTCTTTGCGATCATCTCCCCTGCTGCTGCTGCCCGCCAAACGCTGGCCGGTACCGAGCGGCAAGTCAAAGAGCTGTCGGACGAGATCACCAAGGCAGGCAAGAACATCCAGGGCGGGGCTACCAAGCTGCGCGAGCTGGCAGCGGCCCAGAAAGCACTCCTGACCACCGGCCAAGGCATTGACACCTTCCGGTCACAAGTCGCGTCTGTACGCGCAGCCAGAGAGGAATACCTGCGGGCGAAGCAAGACCTGCAGACCCTTGCTGCCGCGACCCGACAAGCCGGGGTCGACGCCTCCACCATGGGCAACCGGATCAAGGAGGCCCAGCAGAAGGTAGAGCAGTCGGCCACTGCCCTCCGCCGCGCCAGTGAGGCAGCCCGCGCTACCCAAGCGACCCTGCGGCAGGCTGGCGTTGATACCGCTCGCCTGGCTACCGAGGAGACCAGACTGGTCAGCTCGGCCAACCAAGCCACCAGCGCCGCCCAGCGTCTCACCGCGGCCCTCCGCCAGCAGAACCAAGAAGGCAAGAAGACCGCCGACATTTTCAGCATGATCGCGGGCAACGGGCGGCAATCGCTGTCCGTGCTCGAGCGTATGCGCGGCGAAGTCATGGCGCTGGTAACGGCTTACGCCGGTGTCATGTCGATGGTCAACTTGGCCGGTGGTGCGGTTGACGCCTACAAGACCCGCCAGCAGGCGCTCATCAAGATCTCCACGGTGGTCGGTAGCAGTGAATCCGCCCTCGCCGCCGAGTGGGAATACATGGTGGGCCTGTCCAACAAGCTGGGGATCAACCTCAACGACTTGGCCACCGCCTATACCAAGTTTGCCGTTGCTGCGAACGCCGTGGGTATCGACCTCAACGAGACCCGGTTCATCTTCGAGAACATCGCCAAAGCCGGTCGCGTGTTTGCCCTCAGTGCCGACGACATGAATGGCGTGTTCCGTGCCTTGGAGCAAATGCTGTCGAAAGGGCAGGTGTACGCGGAAGAACTGCGGGGCCAGCTCGGTGAGCGTTTGCCGGGTGCGGTCGCTATGTTCGCCAAGGGCATGAATATGACCGTCACCGAGTTGACCAAGCGCCTAGAGCTGGGCCAAGTCAAAGCGGAAGAGGTCATCAACTTCGCCCGTGAGCAGGGTAAAGCGATCGACGCCCAGCTCGCCGCGTCCTCTACATCGGTTGGGGCGGTGGAAGCCCGCCTGCAGAACGCGATGTTCATGTTCAAACTGGCCATCGCCGACTCAGGGTTTATCGACGCCTACTCCCGAGCGTTGGTCAAACTGACCGAGTTCCTGAACAGCGATGACGGCAAGAAGGCCGCCGTGGCATTCAGCGACGGGTTCTCTGCCCTGGCGGACGCCCTGATCTGGTGTGTCGATAACGTCGACTTGCTGAAAGAGGCTTTCGCGGCGCTGCTGGCGCTCAAGGTCGCCTCGGTGGTCGTGGGCATCGGTATCAAGATCGGGACGCTGGTTGGTGGCATCGCCGAACTGGTGACGCTGCTCGGTACCGGCTACACCAAGCTGATGGTATTCGCCGATGGCCTGGCTGTCGCTGGTGGCGCAGCTGGGGCCGCAGGGTTGGGCCTCAAGACCTTGGCGCGGTGGATCCCCTATGTGGGCGGCCTGCTGATTGCCTGGGACATCGGCAAGATCATGTACGACCAGAGCGAGACTTTCCGGCATGCAGTGGACGCGGCCGGTCTGTACCTCAAGGGCTTCGGCAATCTGGTCGTCACCCTGATCGGCTCCATCTTCACTGGTTTGGACGACCTCACCCGCCTGCTGTTCACGACCATCAAGTCCATGGGTGCAGAGGCAGCCAAGGCGGTCGGGGAGTCGGTAGCGGGCATCCTGCGCATGATCCCGAAGGTCGGCGAAGGGCTGGCCCAGACCGTGGACGAGTGGACGAACTCGATGGACTTGCCGGAGGAGGAGTTCGTCAGCAAGACCAAGGAGATGTGGGATCAGCTCGGCAAGGATTGGAAGGCCATGCAGGAAGGCATGACCGAGAAGCACCGCCAAGAAGCCGACACCCGCGCCCGTCAGGAATACGCTGCGGCCATGAAGCAGGCCCAGGCGGGGGCCACGCCCGGAGAGGGGTTCGAGTACACGCCTGACCCAGGCACCGGCGCCACGGCCCGAGACCGCGAGATCGCCCGCCTCACCACCGAGTTCAACAAGCTGACCACGGCGGCCGAGAAAGCCGATATGGCGTCGAAGAAGGCGCTGATGCGGAAAAACCTCCCTGGCCGGTTGGCGCTGGTGGACGAGCAGTTCGCTGACCAGATGAAAGCGGCCAAGGCGATCGGCGGCCCAGAAGGCGCCAAGCTGGTGGCCCAGCTGCAGAAGATCATCGATGTTCGCAAACAGGCCGAGCGGCAGTCTTTCGAGGCACAGGGTCAGGGGGCCGCTAAGAGTGCCCTCGAGCGCCGCGCCCGTCAGGTAGAAGCCCTGCGGCAGGAGTACGAGAAGCTGGCGGCCGAGGTGGGCAACCAAGCGGCCAAAGTCGACCCGACTGTCCCCTTCGCCGACCGACTGGCGGCGGCCTTGAAGAAGGTCGAGGTGCAGTATGACGCGCTGATCGCCAAGGCCCAGAAGCTCGGCGGTACCGAAGGCCCAGCACTGGCGGCCAAGTTCGAGGAGCTGCGCAAGGCGAACATGGAGCTGGTCACCCAGAAGAACCGGATGGCCGAGCTGGAACGGCTCGAGGCGGCAGTCAACTCCCAGATCAACATCAAGCGGGCGGCGCTCGAGGAGATCAACGCCCTGCGGGAAGCCGGTGCCATCTCGGAGGACGAGCAAGTCCGCCGGACGGTAGAGCTCTACAACCAGCAGAACGGCGCCATCGAGCAAGCCATTGCGAATCTGGAAGCCTACGCGGCCACCATGAAGTCCAGCATGACACCCGAGCAGTGGGCGCTCATCAATGCCGAGATCGCCAAGATGCGGGCAGGGCTGTCCAGCGTGGTAGGCACCTATAAGCAGATGGACACGCTTATCGTGAACGGCGTTCTGGACGGGATGATTTCCGGCCTCGATGCGGTGGCGCAGGGTATCGCCGGTGCGATCGACGGCACAATGTCCATGAGCGATGCGTGGAGCAACCTGGGCGATGTGATGCGGCAGTTCTTCGCGGACTTCCTGATGCAGATCGCCAAGGCCATCTTGCAGCAGATGATCCTCAACGCGCTGGCAGGGTTCGGCGGGTCTATCGGGTCAGCCGCCGGCGCAGCGGGAGGGGTGGCCAGTGCGTCCGTCCTCCACTCCGGCGGTACTGTCGGCAGTAAGACCGGCTCCGGCGGCAGCAGATCCCGCTCTGTACCGGCAAACTGGTTTGCGGCTGCACCACGCTTCCACGATGGCGGTTTGCCCGGCTTGAAGCAGGACGAGGTTCCGACCGTGCTGCAGAAGGGCGAGGAAGTCCTGTCCAAAGGCGACCCGCGCAACGTGCTGAATGGCGGGGCGGCAGCAGGGCAGGGCGGGCCGATCGACAACAGCGTGAAGAACTACAACATGATCGACACCGACTCCCTCGCGCAGGCTGTCATGTCGAACCCTGGCACCGGCCGCCAGATCATCAACATTATCAAAGCGCAGAAGCGTGAGATTAAAACCATTCTGGGGTAAGCATGGCGATCTTCGACTTCCCGCCCAACTGGCGGGCCGCTGTAACGGAAACACACGAATACCTGACGGACATCATGCTGTCGGGCAACAGGACAGAGCAGAGACGGGCGCTGCGCGGGAAACCGCGTGGCTTTTTGTCGTATGAGGCGCTGCTGCACGGGCCGGACTCTGCCCGCTTTGAGTGGATGATGTTTGCCGGTCAGCCGCAGGAGTTCGAGCTGCCGGTGTGGCCGTGGAGCCTCAACCTGCTGACCACTGCCAACCATGGCACCGAGACGATCCATATCGAAGGCCCGCTGCCCGCGTGGTTCCAGCTCGGGTACAAACTGGCCTTCTATCAGCCGGGGCGGCCCGCGATGTCCTTGGTGGCCACATCCGTGACTACCCAAGCCGACGGCAGCCTGCTGGTGGGGCTCGAGACCGGCGTGATCGGCAAATGGGGAGCTGGGTCTCCGGTGTTCCCTGTCTGGATCGCACGGGTTGACGACACCTTCTCCACCACACGGAAGGTCTCATCCGTCACGGAAACCCCCGTATCGTTCAAGCGCAAGGTGTCCAACAAGCCAGAGCCTATCAAGGCGGCCGCACCAGACCTCATGGTGGGGCAGATGGAGGCACTGGTGCGCCGCGTGAACTGGGGCAACGGCATGAAGCTGGATCTGACCTGGGAAACCGAGCTGCTGGACGCGACTATTGGCCCGACCTCGTTTGAAGTGCCGTCCGATATGCCACGGCGCACCAGAACCGGTACCGTGCTCTGCACCCGCCTTGAGGACATCAACTGGTGGTATGCCTTCTTCGATCGCATGAAAGGCCGCAGAGGGGTGTTCCTCGCTCCGAGCTGGCAGCAGGATCTTCCCTTGCAGCCGCCGAGCGGGACAGACTACGCATTCGAGGTGCCTGGGGTGACATTCGGCGAGATGTTCAAGGTGAACAAAATGCTGACCCACATCTTCGTGGTCAAGCGGGATGGCTCTTACGGCTTCTACCGGATTAAGACGATCACCCCCGACTACGCCGGTGGGTTCACAAAAGTTTACACGGACGCCTGGAATGAGCCCTACCCGCCGAGCGCGGCCTCGATGGCTTGTCTGGCGGGCCCATGCCGTCTGGGCGTAGACTCGCTAGTGATCTCATGGCGCACTAACCGAGTGGCCGAACTGAACATTGCCACCATGACGGTTGAGGAGGACTGGTGACATACCTGAGCAAAGAGCAGAGCAGTTATGGCGGGCAACCGATCGAGCTGCTGGAAATCCGGTACGGGGAAGGCGAGGGGGATGTGGTCTACACGACCTCCGGCGATGAGGATGTCACCATTGGCGGCCACCTGTATCGCTCTTTCACCACCGAGCGGGATGGCTTTGATGACGAGGGGAACCCTGACGACGCCAAGCAGCTGAACATCAAGGTGCCCCGCGATCACCCGTTCATCCTCGAGTTCGATAAGCGGGAGTTCCCCCAGATGGTCACTGTCCGGGTTAAGCGGGCGCATCTGAATGACCCTGACCTCGGGCTGTTCAATATCTGGTCTGGTCGACTGGTGGGCGTGTCATACGAGCACCCGTGGATGACGCTGGGCTGCGAGCAGGTGGCCACATCACTGGCCCGAACCGGCTGCCGGATCCGCTACATGCGCCAGTGCCCGCACACCCTGTATATGCAACGCTGTTGGGTCGACAAGGAGGCCCATAAGGTGGTGGCCACCATCGTAAGCATCTCCGACAACAAGGCCGTCCTGCGGCTATCTGCGGCGGCGGCCGACGGCTACTGGGTCGGGGGGTTCGTTCAGTGGGAGGGGATAAACCGATTCATCCTGAAACACACCGGATCGGACGTTACACTGAGCAGACCGTTCCTCGGGTTAGAGGTGGGGCAGGAGATCGAGGTTTATCCGGGATGTGACCGGACAGCGGCGACCTGCAATGCGAAATTCAACAACCTGCTGAACTACGGCGGATTTGACTTCATCCCGCCGAAAGGGCCGTTTGAAGGCGTCAGCATCGTCTAAGGGGGCGACATGGGCTGGGAGTATTTTATTTATGCCATCGTAATGATGGTCGTGTCTTACCTGATCGCACCGAAGCCGAAGACCAGTCCGGCGCAGGCGCAGGAGTTCCAAGATGTGCCGACGGCGCAGGAAGGTGAGTCCATCGTGGTGCTATTCGGGACTCGGGACATTAAGAGCCCGAGCGTTGTGTGGTATGGTGACGTTCGGACTGAGGACATTAAGAAATAAGGCGGAACGCTATGGCCTTGGTAACGATCAACCACTTACGAGAGCTCGGGTATTGCTTGCCCGCGCTGCGGCAGTGGTGCCGGGATAACGGTGTCGACATCCGTGAGTTCGTTTCTGGGATGGACAGCGCCCGGCTCCGCGCCTTTGGCGACCACTACGCGGTAGCCGCTGCAGACCTCGCTGACCAGGAAGACCACGATGGGCAAGAAAAGCAAAAAACAAACGGTTGGGTTTAAGTATTACGTCGGTGTCCACTTCACTCTCTGTCACGGGCCCATCGACCGGATCCTCAAGATCTCAGTGGACGACAAGATGGCTTGGACCCAGCTGTCCACGGAAGTCGGTGTCGGCAAGCGTGGCGGGTATGAGAACATCAACATCCACCAGCCCAACCTGTTCGGCGGGGACGACCGCGAGGGTGGTGTGTCCGGCGACCTCGAGATCGGCATGGGCTATCCGGATCAGGGCCGCAACGGCTACCTGTCCCGCGTTCTCGCCAACAAGCTGATCCCTGCCTATCGGGGCGTTGTCTCGGTCATCCTCAAGCAGATGTATTGCGGGAACAGCCCGTACCTCAAGCCGTGGAAGTTCCGCGTCCAACGCATCTGGGCGCCTACCGCTACCGACCGGCCGCAGTGGGCACCGGCTATCGCAGGTATCGGGGATCCCGGTCAGCTGATTAGCGTTCCGACTCAACTGGCGGAGACCCCGCCTATGCCGCCGGTCTCGTTCATGGTCAACGGGGTGCATTACCAGTTGCTATTCGGGCTCCGCCGCACGGCACAGACCGGCCCTGGGCCTTCTGCCATCACGTTGGTAACCAGTGACTTCAACAAGGGCACCAGCACCCCGCAGATGGTTCCGGTGAACGGCAACAAGTACAACATGGTCACCCCGCCGCTCCCGATGCAGGCGCCGTATGCTGACTATCGGATCAACCCACTGACACGGGACTACCGCGTTCTGCCCGGCGGTAAGAAGGTGCTGTTCCCGCTGTGCCTTGCATCGCTTGGCGGCCTGACCTCCGGCCCTTACCAGTTCCAATATTTCTACGCGGCGATCTTCGACCTCGAGACCCATGCCATCCAGCACATCCGGTACCCGAACTCAGAAGCGATGGCGGCCCAACGTGGAGTGTTTGCCGACTACATGCGCATGCAGCCACACCGCCAGCGCCTCGGCCCCCGTGCGGTCGGCATGTGGGACGACCTTTATGAGAAATACATCGTCCTTGGCGGCGACGGTAACACCTACAAACTCGACCCGCTGGCGGGGTCTGTCACCGCGTTCGACCCGGCAGACTTCAATCTCGGGTTCAACTCGCATGTCCTGGCAACCGTCAAGATGGATCCGATCCGCCAGTTCACCTTCGTTTACACCACCATGTCGGTTAACGGCAACCGGGTCGACTACACCAACGCCTACGTCCACGACATCAGGACCGGCGCAGAGCTGTGGTCTTCCGGCTCCGATCAGGTTTTTATCGGTGCGTTCCAGCCGTGGGGAAACATCGACGACATCGCGGCGATCCCGACCGGCGACGGGATGGTGTATTGCGCAATGCCGTATTCGTGGCGCTACCACCTGACCGGCGGCAAGCGGTTCTTGGCGTTCAATACCATATCCCCGCTTACCGGCACCAGACCCGTGGCCACTGACCTCGGGCTGCCGCCTATCCTCCCGTCAGCAGGCCAGATGGGCGGGCTTCCTGAACTCCCGGTATACGGCGCTGACGGCCGGATCTACCTGTTCCCCGTTTCAGCCAAGGACAAAGGGGTGGTCATTACCCCGAGTTCCCGCAAGGGGCAGGTTACGACCGGCGCGTCCTTGATGCCGTGGGTTATGCTGGACACCGGATCAGACAACTACATCCAAGTGGTGTCCCCGTTTGTCTGGCAGGGCGGGGCTATGGTGGTGTGCCGCAGGCAGAGCGCGAGCGACCAATGGCTGCTGGAAGGGACGTTGGGCTCCGCTGCAGGTGATCGGGCGACCACCATGCCGCCGGTAAATGCGGACATGAACCCCGTCCACATCATCCGGGAGTGCATGACCAACACGGAATGGGGCCGCGGCTTGCCGGACTCCATCATTGGCCCGACTTACGCGGCGGCGGCGCAGACCATCTACAACGAGCGCCTGGGCCTGTCCATGTTGTGGACGAGCGAGATGGCGGTGAATGACTTCATCCTTGAAGTGATTCGCCACATTGACGCTGTGCGATACGAAGACCCTGAGACCGGCTTGCAGGAAATCAAACTGATCAGGCCGGACTACAACGTCGACACCCTGCCGGTCCTGTCACCGGACAACTGCCGGGTGGAGCAGCTTACCGAGCCCACGCTCTATGACTTGGTCAACCAGATCACGGTCAACTTCTGGAACCGCGACTCCGGTGAGGATTCAGCGGTAGCGGTGCAGGATACCGCGTCTATCAACATGGTCGGCACCATCAACAACCAGACCATGGAGTATTCCGGGATCTGCCGGACGGATGTGGCCATGATGGTGGGCCAGCGGGATCTGGCGCGGTACTCCAAGCCTTTCCGCCAAGGTCGCTTAGTGGTGAACCGCAAGATCGCCAACCTGAAACCCGGCGACCCGTTCGTGCTGAACTGGCCATCACGCGGGGTCTCTCGTCTGGTGTGCCGTGTGGCCCGCCGGTCAGACAATGGCGCCCTCGATGGCATGATGGGTATTGAGTTCGGCGAGGACATTTTCTCCGCACCGTTCAACGTGGCGGCCGTGCCTCCCCCGAGCGGATGGGAAGACCCGATCGCCCCGCCGGTCAACTTCTCCCATGTGACCATGTTCGATGCGCCCTACACCATGCTGGTGGACTTGATGGGCGAGGTGGAGGCTGCCGCGATTGCTGCGGATACCAGTTATGCGGGCTTTGCCGGTACTCGCCCGCTGTCTGGCATGCACCTGCGGTATGGCGCGTTCATCTATCCCGCCGGTACCACGCCGCCCACCGACATCCAGAAGGAGATCGTGGAGTCGTTCACGCCACTGGCGATCACCGAGGAGGACGTTCCGGCCTTTACCACTGAGGTCTTCGACATCCCGGTCAACGTGGCCAACGACATGAACAACGCTCGGGCGGGTGACTGGGTGCTGGTGGGCAACGCGGCAGACGCGCAGCGCGAGATGTTGTGCCTTGCTGCTGACCCCGGCGACCGGCCCACCAGCTTGAAGGTGATTCGCGGTACCGGCGACACCTACCCGCGGGCGATCCCGAAAGGCACCCCGCTCTATGTCGTTGGTACCTTCTACGCCTATGATGAGGTGGAGCGCCTGTCCGGCGAGCCGATGGCGGGTTATGGCCGACCGAAGAACGGGAAAGGCCCGTATGAAGGCCCGTTCACCTATCTCCAAGTGGACATGGTCGGCCGACAGGGTCGCCCCTATCCGGCGGCAGGGTTCAAGGTGGAGGGGTCGTTCGATGATGACCTAGTCACCGTGCGCGAATCGGTAACCCTGACATGGCACCACCGCAACCGGATCGGGCAGGCGAACTCCGCTCTGTCCTGGCTGGCCCCCAGCGATGTGGCCATTGAGCCGGGCGTCACCTATCGGGTCAAACAGGAAGCACTGGACGCCGACCAAGCGGCCATCGAGGTGCTGCCTCCGGTACCGGCTGGCACGGGCACCGAGATCACCCTGCACCTGCAAGATCAGCCATACCCAGACAACGCGATGTTTGCGCGGCTGTCGGTGGAAGCGGTCAAAGGGGAGCGGGTGTCGCTGCAAAACCGGCCCATCAAGATCAGGCTGCCGAAACGCCTGCATGCCCCGACACACCTGAAAGCGGAGTACGTTGGTGTGCCGAAGTTTGCCGCGCCGACTGATCTCCAAGCGGTCTACGTTCCGGCCTTCGTGGCGTTGGTGCCGCCAAACAACCTAGTGGCGGAGTATGTTGGGCGCAGCAAACTTGTAGCGCCGTCAGACCTGCAGGCGGTTTACATCGGGAGAGGCCGACTGCTGGCCCCGAGTGATCTGCAGGCCGCTTATATCGGCGTGGCCCGTTTACAGGCGCCCATCGGTCTTGTGGCGCAGTATGTTGGCCAAGCCAAACTGCAGGCCCCGACCGGCTTGTCTGCTCGGTTTGTAGCAGGAACCCCGCCGCTCTGGGCACCGACCAACTTGACCGCGACTTACGTTGGCCAAGCCAAACTGCAAGCCCCGACCGAGCTGTCTGCGGTCTACACCGGACAGGCCCGCCTGCTGGCCCCGACCGAGCTGTCTGCGGTCTACACCGGACAAGCCCGCCTGCTGGCCCCGACCGAGCTGTCTGCGGTCTACACCGGACAGGCCCGCCTGCTGGCCCCGACCGAGCTGTCTGCGGTCTACACCGGACAGGCCCGCCTGCTGGCCCCGACCGAGCTGTCAGCGGCCTACGCCGGACAGGCCCGCCTGTTGGCCCCGACCGAGCTGTCAGCGTCTTATGCGGGTACGCCGGTTCTGCAGCGCCCGGTCGATGTCGCAGCTGTGTACTTTAGCGGCGTATTACGGTTAGTCTCTCCGGACAACCTGGGGACGACCTACCACTAACCCATAGCCCCTAGATCGTTTATTCTAGGGGTCACTTGAGAAGCTAGGAGCAAGATATGGCAGACCCGAAGATCACCCTGAAATGGGCAGACAACAACGCGGATGAAACGGGACACCGCATTCTGATCACTTCCGAGCCGTGGAACCGCGGGGCCCCGTCCACCACGATCAAGGATGTCGCTGCGGACTTGACCTCTGCGGACTTGACCATGGCGGAGATCTCCATGGAACCGGCCTTCCTGAAAGTCGCCGCGTTGCGCGGAACTGAGGTAAAAGCCAGTGTGGAGTCTGCGCTGGCGATCAAAACTCCGGTCATTACCGGCGGTATGTTCGACACCACCTATGAGATGTTGGGCGAGCTGCCATATGGTGTAGCCATGCCGAAAGTCACCAAGGGCGCGGTCGGGTCTTACCCCCTACCTGATGACTACCTTGACCCGTCACAAGGGTTCACTGTTACTCCGGATGGCTTGCTGCTGCAGGTCTACAACAACAAGATCCGCACCCTCAACCCTGCCACTGGCGCAATGAAGTCAATCCCCCTTCCAGGCACGGGGATCAACCAGATCGGGTCAGCGTTGTGCGCGGCGCACGATGGGAACATCTACCTGCTGGGACGCCATCAAGGCAACCCATCGGTGTACCGCTACAAGCTGGACGAGGAGGCACCGGAGGTCGTCTATTCGTGGGCGTATGGCAGTGGCCCAGGGTCAGAGCTCAACGCGAGCAACATCAAGCAGGGTTTGGATGGCCGCCTGTATCTGTTCGGCGGGTACAAATTCGTCACCGCAGACAACAAGCTGGTGGTCAACTCGCTGAACATCGACGGCACCGACCCGCGCACTGACCTGATCACCATCCCAGCGGGTTTCGGGACGGGGTCGGAGGTGTGCCTGTTCACCCCGAACAACAAGCTGCTGGTGTGGGTGCCGGGCAAAGATGAAGTGCTGTGCTATGACCCTGCGGCCCAGACGGTAACCCCGTACACCGGCAACGTTAACCTGAACACCGGCAACGACCTGCGGCCGGTATCACGCCGTATCCTGACCCCGTTTGGCAAGTACGCCGCGCTGATTGCGGGCAACGGGATTTATGTGTGCAAGTTCATGTACGAGAACAATGCGTCCCAGCACATCAACTTGCCCGCCGAGTTCGTCACGGGCCACCCGTTGCGCGAATTGTATGAGTCGACTATGGGGTGGACGTTCGCCAGTAACACCTCCGGCGACATCTGTGTGATCCAATCTGACGGCACTCAGAGCGGTACCATTTACCCCGCTGCGGATGTGGGGATGACGGACGCCTTCAATGGACCGGCGTTTGTCCGCATCGGCAAGACGGTCTATGTGGTGGCCAACGGCAGCACCAACATGCTGGTCTGCCCGTTCCACATCGACTCGCTCTGGCAGTCCTGCAACGGATTCGACGCGGCGAGCCTGATCAACACCGCAGGCCGTGGCCTGAACAGCTAACAACAATCGGGCCCGCCATGTGCGGGTCCACTTTTCACGGGAGATAGACATGGCCAAACAACAGCCGAGAGGCATCAGACGCAACAATCCGGGGAACATCGAGTGGGGATCCCCGTGGCAGGGGCTCGCCAAGCCGGAAGACTACCCGGCGGATCGCTTCGCCGCATTCATCTCGCCGGTCTGGGGTATCCGGGCACTGGCCCGCACCCTGATCACCTATTACGACAAGCGGAAGGCCAACGATGGCAGCAAGATCGATAGCCTACGCGAAATCGTCGAGCGGTGGGCACCGGCCAGCGATAACAACGATGTGGGCGCCTACGCCCGCCAGTTGGCTCGACTGCTGCCGGGCATCGGGCCGGACGACGAGACCCTGAACCTGCACGACCCTGTCCAGCTGCGGGCGGTGGTGGAGGGGATCATCTGCCATGAGAATGGCCGCGGGCCGCTCAAGACCCCGAATACTTGGTATCCGGCTGATGTGATCGACGAGGCCCTGCGCCTGGCCGGTGTCGTGGCCAAACCGACTGCGACCAAGGAAGCGACCAAGGCGGTACCGGCGGTGGCCGTTGGTGCGGTCGGCATCGAGCAGCTGTCCCAGGTAATCCCTGACGCCATCAACGCGCTCGAGAAGTCCAAGGTGGACTTGACCAGTGGCAACATCCTGCAGATGGTCTTGGGCGGCACCGTGCTGGCGCTGTCCTTGGTGCTGATCTACAAGCAGTACCGCCAGTGGAAGCTCGGGGTGGGGGAGTGAGCTGGTGGGTCAGGGCTCGGCTGTGGCTGCTCACGGCCGCGCTGGGCC